GCTTCCCGAACCGCAAGGCAATGCACCTTTGTCATGTCCGGCAGGAAGCCGTTAGTTTCGATGTCGAAGATTAAACCCTTCATGTTATTCTCCTAGGCATGGAGCTGGAGGGCCTTGCTTTCCCTCGTAGGCCAGCTCGCTATTTCGTTGGTGACAGTCTCTCTGTGCCTTGGTGTACAGTCCGTTGAATAGAGCACCACTGAATGCGAAGATGAGTGCCGCTATCAGAACGAACGTCAAGGAAATGGGTTCTCGTAAAATCATGAGAACACCCAAAAAATCCAGTGAGTCATTGCTGTGTCGTTGACCAGACTCCCGAAGCTGGCGTATTCAAAGTTCACTACCAGCCCCAGGTACAAGTCACAAATTGACCGTTGGTCGATCCACATTTATTTGTCCTCCCTGATCCGAACGAAGCGCGGCTCAATGAGCTTGCCGGTCGGATGGATGCCGCGACACTTAACTTCGATGGTCTTCCCAACGATCACCTTTGGGTTGTTCCACCACGATCCGCGCTGAAGGTCAGTCATACCGCTGACGTTGGTGATTACAGGTTTCTCTTCGAACGAGGCTGCGTCAGCCAGTTCTTTGAACGGCGCAAACTCAAGCGCACCAAGCGTGCCGGCGTACTTGAGCTTGCCAGCTCTCAGGCCAACAACCTTTCCGTCAACGGTAATATCAGGCTTCACCTTCATCCAAGACTTCACACGCTTGAACTCGTACATGGAATGGAGAATCTTCAGCACCACGCCGTCGCAGCCTTCCTCTAGACAGTGCTTGTAGAAGGCATTGAACTCTGCGTAGCTAGCCAGATGGAACGGTTGAACGAGCTTGACGTGTGGAGAGTCAGGAAGGTAGGAATAAAGAAGTTGCTGTCTGTCGTGTAAGTCTCTATCGCAGGTCTGTGCTTTCCACTCCTTAATGGTGAGCATGTCGAACGGACGAAAGATTAGAGCGCTGCCATCACGCTTTCCTTGTTGGGCTCTGGCGTTGTGCATCGTGTCAGCCCAGTTAGCACCTGTAATCTCACCGTCTAGCACGCAGCCATGAAGACCTAATCCGATTTCTTTCAGAACGCTGTCGAGGTTGTTCAGCGGTTTGCCTGTGCGGGACTGAGGGACACCATCCACGATTAAACACCGCGCTCCATCGTGCTTGGCTTCAAACTGCCAGTTAAGCCATTCAGAAGGTGCCCAATTCTTGAGTGCGTCCTTCTCAATGACAGTGAGTAGTTGTGGTTGCATATGTGGATAGCTCCGGTTAAATTTTTTTCTTCGTGGTCATTGGCTTGCTTATCGTCTTCCTCCAGCTATCTGAGAACAGTTCGCGCCGGTCACTGCGAGTGCAGACACCGGCCACTTCGATCTGACTGGCCGCAGGAATTTCCTTCTCCACTTCATCCAAAATCCTATTCCATAATTCGAACACGATGTAGTTCGGGACTTCAACGAAGTGCTTCTTATCTGAATCTTGTACTCCTTCATTGCCGATCACCACGTCCACCAGGGCTTGAGCCAAGGGAACGGCCACAGCTTCAAGGCGCGTAGGGTGCATCCCTTCACACGCCTTTGCCGTGGCTCGCATGGCAATCTCAGTAACTTGCGCTTCCAGACTGCTGAGTGCTGTCATGTAGTGCCTCCGTGAAGTCACTGTTGACTGGGACTTCTACTAATCGTCCTGTTTCAGGGTTGTACTCCAGCTCACCGGCCAGTCCGGTACTCCCTGCAAAGCGATCCTTCACAATGCGGAGTGTCGTGATGTTCGACCGCTCCTCGTCCTGCTGGTCTCGCTCTTGGCCTATCACCACATCGGAGAGCTGGCCGATTGAGCCAGACCCACGAAGCAGACCAAGCGTGACTCGGCCTCCCTCTTCCAACGGCTTGCCGTCAGGCCGCTTCAAGTGAGACACCAAGATCATTCCAATCTGCAACTCCTCCACCAACGAGCGGAGCGTAGTCATGAGGTTGTCGATGTTCCGTCTTTCGTCACCTTCCTTATCGCCTGAGACCACAATGGATATGTGATCCAGTACGATCCACCGGCAGCCGCAAGCTCTTGCCAGATAACGAATACGATTAAAAAGGTTGTCACCGTCGATACTCCCCCAGTGATCGTAGAAGTAAACCTTTGACGCCAGCTTGTCCCAGGCCGCTTTCATTTCATCGACCGGAACAGTTTGCCTAACTCCAGGTAGGTGCAACGGCTTGTTGACGTAGATGCTAGTGAGTCCTCGAATGGATCTCTTCACACTTTCCTCAAGCGCGATGTACCCCACCTTCTCGTCGTGATTCACCAGCCATGCGGCCAGCTCACGACATACCTGCGACTTTCCAATACCGCTTCCGGCACAGATGGTTACGATCTCTCCTATACGCATCCCTGTTGTCTTCTGCTGTAAGAGAGTCCACGGATACGGCACACCTCCTGTAGGATCTTCCGCCATGAGAAGATCCCAGGTGTCTTCCGCACTGACAATGCCGTCAGGCCGGTAGACCTTGGCTCCCCATATCGCATCCATGAGTTCCTTGGTGCGACCGGCTTGGAGCATTTCGTTGGCGTCTTTTAGAGGGATGTTCCAGACTTTGGCTTTTCCAGGTTCGACAAGTAAAGCAGCTCCGGCCATTGCTTGCTTTCCTGGTTCGTCCATGTCGAACGCAAAGACCACAGCCTCGAAGCCATTAAGCCACGCCGATGCTTTTGCGATGTCCTTCTTAGCACCTGCTGCCCCACTTCGTAGCGATACCACAGGCCAACGATTGTCCTGAATCTGTGAAATGGACATAGCGTCAATTTCGCCTTCAGTAATAACCACCATCTTCCCTGTGTCACGCCAGAGTTGTTGCCCCCAAAGACCTGCTGACTTAGCTTCGCCAAGCCAAATGAAATCCTTGTTTGGAAACCTGACGTGTTGAGCGCAAATGACTCCCTTCTCGTCATGGAATGGAGCAACTTGTACTGGGGAAGAATTGAAGGTGCCCACCATGTAACCAAACTTTCTACACGTCTTCTCATTGATCCCTCTCTTAGGCAACGCAGAATAGTCCCCACTGATGAAGTCTACATGGCGAACGGGTTTGGCATGCTCACTGATAGGCCCGCCCTCACCTTGCTCGTAGTAATTGCAGCCAAAACAGAAGCCGTGCCCATCGCTGTAGCGAGCGAGGTTATCGCTGCTACCACACTCAGGGCACGGCTCATGGTTGATAAACTCTGATTCTTTCTCTGACATAGCACCCCCAGTTAGATTGAGTATTCAACGTATCGAGTGCCGGTCGAATCAGTCTTGTGGTTGGCCGTGATGGTAACTCCGAGGTTCTTCAGGTCATTGATACGCGAAGCCAACCGATAGACTCGGTACAGCTCGTGTGCGATAACCTGAGTGAGTGAACCGTACTTGATCAGGTGCAACAGAATTTTTCCCACCTGACTATTCGGGTTGACCGTTTGCAGGACGTGACATGCGAATGAACGTGCTGAGACCGTGAACGGCATAGTCATATGATCTGCTAGAGCTGTCATGATTCCTCCTAGGGTTTATGTTCTACAGGCTTCAGCTCAGGGAAACCCTTGAGCCAGTCTTGAACGTCGAACGATGGACACGCCTTGTTATTATCTAGCTCCCTGTGTCCTACAATCTTGGCAAGCGGGAACTCAGCTCGCAGTTCTTTGAGTGTGAGGTAGAGAGTGATCCACTGTTCTGCGGTGAAGTTGTCTTCTGGCTCCGCATTGAGTAGATCCATCCCACCAACCACACAGACACCAACAGATTTGTGATTGAAACCAGCAACGTGAGCGCCAACATCATTGATGTCTCTCCCTTTCTCTCGCGTACCATCACGACGAATGACGTAGTGATAACCGATACGAAGGAAGCCACGTTCCTTGTGCCATCGGTCGATTTCTTTCGCGTCCACATCCATCTTCGCTGGTGTTGCGGAGCAGTGAACCACGATGAAATCGGTCTTGGTTCTCTTGTCTGCCATTACTTCCTTTCGTCAATCCACGCTTGAGGCACCAAGCCCTTCGCGTATTTGAAACCATTCCGCTCGCACCACGCCCCATAAGTCGTGAGAGACTTCTTGCAGAGTTTGGAGTTTGGATTTGAGAAGACGAACCGGATATCCAGTTCTGGATGCTGATACCTGATGCACAGGTGCTTGGTGCGATCCTGTGTTTTGAACCAACCTTTAGCCTCTATGAAAATGCCGTTCGGCAACTGAAAGTCAGGGTGATATTTCTTGACCTTCAGGTTCCGGTACTCAACTGCTGTCAGATCCTTCTCCTCTTTGAACCCAAACGCCTTACCAGTGGCAGTACCAGGCAATTCCTGCTGGTGGAACTTCCTAGTCAGGTCAAGCGCAATGGCTGTTTCAAGGCCGCTGCGCTTGCCTGCTACCTTCTTAATATGCGCGTAGGGATTTCTTCGAGGAGAGGCTTTAGAACTCTGCGCCACTCTTAGGCAGCCCCATGTCTGCTTCTGCGCTGGCAGTGGCGTCAAACGCCTCTCCCTCTTGTGCTTCGCTGCCGTATCCCTCTTCCTCTTGGAAGCCATAGAATGCGGCGTCACGATCTGACTGCGACTTCAACACGATGACCTGGACGGCCTTCAGGTTGAATGACGTGTAGAACGATCCGGTAGGCATGGCTGTGTGTCGGATGCTGTACGCAACCTTGATCACAGACCCACCATAAATGAGCACGTCTGCTGGAACTGGCTTGCCCTTGGCGTCAAGCACGGCAGGCCGGTAGGCCCACACCGTACCATCCTTACGCTTGCCCGCTGCTTTGCAGTTGAAGGACACGGCTAGCTTGCCGGTAGGTGTGCCTTCCTTATCCATATCATCCTTCACCTTGATGTCTTCGAGCTTGAAGCGTTTCTTCGGTTCCGCTTTCTTGGCCGCTTGGAAACCGACTTCATGCGCCGTCTTCAAGCTATCCGCAAACTCGATAGTTGCGGCGTCTTCAGGGTCGAGCAACAGCGTGATGCTGTACTCACCATCGACTTTGAACTTGGTGTCAGGCTTGTTGAGCTTGGCCCACTTAGCTACACCCTTGGGGCTGGTTAGGATTATTTCTTTCGGGCGCTTTGCATCTGCCATGATAATTATTTGCCTCCAGTGAGTTTGTGTGGGATTGCGCGATGCCGTTCTATTTCAAAACTGATAGTGACTAGCTGCCCATGAAGAGAAGTACCAATGATCTTCCCCTTGCGGAACGGAAGGTGAAACAGACTCCGAATATCGTTACTGTACAGTCGGCATTCGTGAACTGTCTTGATGCTCTGATACACTTCAATTCTTTTTCCGGCCATGCTCCCTCCATGCTTGTGGACACACAGCTATGTGGTGTCCTTCATCGAACGTGGTTATCTTTTCTGGTAACGCGACTTTGGTTCCTCCGACCCCAACACGTCGCTCGGCTGAAGAGTGAAACAGCACTAGGTAGGATTCTTGTCCAACCATAATGATCATGCCGTCAGGATTCGTTGACTCCCAAGGCTCACGGCTACCGTTGTGGTAGAAGCAGTCGTTGCGGTGGAATTTAGGTACAACCGAGGATGGGATTAGGGAGGGTGCCGTCGATGTCGTCCTTATAAACAGGAACGCTGAGAGGACCGTCAGACATAGGATCAGAACACTGTTCACCATCCACAATTTGGGCTGGTGCTCCCGCATCCACCACCACGTTTTCAGTAGACTCATATCCACACCCTTCCAAGTCAGAGTTGTCCTCTGGCTCATACTCGTATCCCGCCGTGGCGTTTAGGATACGTGCCTTGAAAATGTCGGCTCCGAGATTGAAGCCGCGCTTGAAGGCAACCTGCTGCATTTCCTTCTCTCGCTTGCCACGCGCTTTGATTGCTCGCTCATGGTTACGCCTCACTCTTCGGCTCAACTTGCCCAGTGTTCCGGTCTGACGGTTGCCCATGTTGCTCCTCTCGTGGTTCACAGGTGATTAAGAAGTCTCTCTCGTAGGGGTACGCTTCAGCCATATCGAAACCGATGCGATTGCGCTCAACCTGACACTCCTCCGCTGTGTCAAAGGTGTTGAGTAGGTAGGTGCGCTCCATCCCAGGTATAGGTGCGACGTTCAACAAGACCATTAGTAAGAGGAACATTTCAGATGTCCTTTCACATCCAGTAAGGAAACGATCCTAGGTGCGGCTTGTTCGTCACCTGAATAATAGCCTAGGATAGGGGTGTTAAGATACTTAAGTAAATTTAGTGTGTCTTCGGCTAACTGGTCTGCGCCAGTCTCGTCCTGCCATCGACCTAGCTGCACGTAGGGCTTCACTCGCGCAATGAAAAAATTGTAATTGTCGTAGGTATTCCAGTTATCGAGCACGTACTGACGGAACGAAGCCGGCTCCCTCTTGTTGTAAAGTAAAGGCAACAACAGCGGAGAATCGGTCACACAGAAATCCACTTGCTCTCTTAGAACGTGCTGTCTGTGATGCTGCTTGGCGTAGATGTAGAACTGGTCAGTCAGCTCCTCCCCCCGCTTCGCCCAAGCCAGAGCCTTTGCGTACTCTGTGACTAGCTCCACTCTCAGACCACGACACTTCAAGAGTGCGAACACCCCTGCCGCTGTTGTTGATTTCCCTGCTCCAGGTCCACCAAACAGGTTTATGACTTTCACGCGACTAGCTTTCTTTGTGCCTTGGCGTAGGCCAAGACCTCTGACGTTTCGTTCTGATTCTTCCGTATTGCCACCAAGAGAGCCTTGGTGCGTTCGATGTACTTGTCCCATGCTTCGACTGGCGTGAAGCCGTAGTACAGAGCAGGTTTCTTTATGCGACTGTGCCAGCCAGTAGCGATGTCAGAGGCACAGAGATAGTTGTTAGGGGTTTCCTTGATAATGCAAACTTCCTTGACACCAGGGCGATAGGAGTTCTTGCCATCACCAAGATCCATGTAGAGCTGAACTACTCTGAATAATCTCGTTTCCATTTGTGCATCCCTCCCGTTTGTGAATGACGTTAGGCAAAGAAATACTTACTCTGTTTCACCAGCTCCAGTTGGAACGTGCCCTTCTTAGGCTGTGCGGGTATCTCCTCCAGCTCTTTGTCTGTGAGACACGAAGTTGCCGACTTGAAAAAGT